GAGTGTGTGCGCAAATTTGCCAGCAAAACACAACACTTTTTATTTTCGATATGCTTAATTTGTCAGAGGGGCATTGTGTGCGCGGGTGCGTGCGCGTATATCCGGCGGGATATTGCGGCGGGTTTATACTGTTCGTTGGTTTTAGCGGTGTCCTTGGGCATCACCGATGGAAAATCCCGATACGGGGTTGCAAGGGCCACCCGGGGGGTACCCGTACTTGTATGCAATCTCGACAGCAATTTTATATTTTGGGGGTTATCGATATGGATATGAAACCAACGGGTAGGGGTAGGCAAAAAAAGACCCCCACGGTTGTACCGAAGGGGTATGAAACCAACGTGTAGGGGGGGATATAGTGTATCTCCCGGCAGGACTTAGTCCCATTGTATAGTCCAGATAGCGATTTGTCAAGAAAAAAGCACCCAATTTCACTTTTTTATACGATTATTGTTGACTTACATGTATTTGATAGCTATACTTGTGTTGTGGGGCAAGGTTTACTTAGCACATCCCGACGAAAACCAACAAAAATGCTTGACATTGGGCGATTGAGGCTACAAACTGACCTACCCACAACAATAAAAGGACAAAACGGGCATGTTTGAATCATGGATACTTGTCTGTTTAGCAGTTGGACCGGATTTGTGCCGTGAAATAAAAGACACAGAAGGTCCATATCTCACAGAAAAAGAGTGTATGATCCGAAACGACGAAATGGCTAAGTTCGTTTTTGAACGACAGGTCTTTGAAGTCGTAATAAGAAGCCGCTGCAAGTCGGTTTCAGAAGAAAAAGATGAATCTACTTCCCCAGACACACAAAAAGAAGGAATTGAATCCTCAACAGGAACGATTCTTAGAACTTCTATTTGAAAATGGTGGTCAGGTAACTGCTGCCGCTGTTGATGCTGGGTATTCTCGTGGTTCAGCCGCATGGTTGAAGTCAACTCTTGCTGATGAAATAGTTGAACGCACAAAAACCATCTTAGCTACCAACGCAATGAAGGCAGCTAACCGTGTGATTCAGACGATAGACAACCCCGCCCCCGAAAGAGGTGATGACCTGCGCCTCAAAGCTGCTGAATCGCTCTTGAATCGCGTCGGCGTAGCTAAACAAGAACAAATAAACCACAACGTACAGGCAATACACGGCGTGGTTCTGTTGCCACCGAAAAAAGAAGTGGTCATTGATGGCTGAAAACAAGCCTAAACGAACCTACCAACTGTCCACCGCTGAACGTGCCCGTCGTGGGGCACAGAAGCGTTTACGGGCTGCAAAGAAGAAAGCTACACAAGCTACAAAGAAAGCGGAAGCACAGAGAAGTTATGCCCGAAAGCTGGAAAAGACAATTGGAAAAGTCGAAAAGGGAGTTGCAGGAAACGGAACGAACATCATCGATGAGGGAGATCTCTCCGTTTTACCCCCATCCATTTCCGACCTTGTGGGCGATTCTGAAGTTGTCTTCCAAGCTAATCCCGGTCCTCAAGAAGAGTTTCTTTCAGCGGGTGAGCAAGATGTGCTATATGGGGGAGCGGCTGGTGGCGGCAAATCATTTGCTTTACTTGCTGATCCCTTACGGTATTGCCATAATTCCAATCATAGAGGTCTTCTTCTAAGACGTACTCTTGATGAACTGACAGAACTTATAGATAAGTCACGACAACTGTACCCCAAAGCATTTCCCGGTGCAAAGTTCCGTGAATCAAAATCAACGTGGGTATTCCCATCAGGTGCCACGATTTGGTTTACCTACCTAGACAGAGACAAGGACGTAACCCGTTTTCAGGGTCAAGCTTTTAACTGGATAGGTATCGACGAAATTACACAATACCCAACCCCTTATGTCTGGGACTACTTACGTTCTAGACTACGTTCCACAGATCCTGAACTTCAAAAGAATCTATATATGCGCTGCACAGCCAACCCCGGTGGTGTTGGTGGCTGGTGGGTCAAGAAGATGTATATCGACTCACGCACAGAAAACGAACCGTTTGCTGCATATGATATAGATACGATGAAGCCCTTTGTATGGCCTAACGGTCACGAGAAGGCAGGTCAACCGTTGTTCTACCGCAAGTTCGTTCCTGCACGGTTGACTGATAATCCCCACCTCATGGCAGACGGACAATACGAAGCCATGTTGCGTTCGCTCCCAGAAGTTGAGCGGAAGAGACTTCTAGAAGGGGATTGGGATGTGGCAGAGGGGGCAGCCTTCCCAGAATTTTCACGAGTGAGACATGTGGTCGAACCTTATGATCTTCCCACCAACTGGCCCCGAATTCGTGCCGCCGACTACGGCTACGCGAGTCCGTCGTGCGTTCTTTGGGGGGCTATTGACTGGGATAACAATATCTGGGTTTATCGTGAACTTTATGCAAAACACTTGACAGCGGAACAATTAGCTGATAAAATACTAGAAGCAGAAGAATTTGATCCGCTACCTCACTACACCGTCCTCGACTCGTCTTGCTGGAACAAGACGGGTTTTGGTCCATCCATAGCAGAGACAATGATGCGTTGCGGTGTACGTTGGACACCTTCAGATAGAAATCGTATTCAAGGTAAGATGGAAGTTCACAGGAGACTAGGCGATGATCCGTACACAGAAGAGCCACGCCTACGAATATTTTCTACCTGCCAGCATATTATTAAGCAGCTTGCGGGAATACCACTATCTAAGACGAACAGTGAAGATGTAGATACAAAGGCTGAAGACCACGCATACGACGCACTACGATACATGGTGATGACACGGATGAGTGGGTATTCTGCAATACATCAGCAACTAGGTGCAATCAAAAATCACGTGTACAAAGTACAAGACGAAGTATTTGGATACTAATCAATGGCACAACTAACCAAAAACGAACAGAAGGTTGTAGATGCTTTTCGTCAGGTACAAACAAACCTGTTTCCTGATGGTAGCATCCCGTCCCTAGAAGAAGTAAAGCAGCGTATCGACACGGGTAACTATACTATCCGTGATGCTTTTATTGCAAAGATGTACAACGATGGTGTTCCTAACGAACCCCTTCTTGCTGAACTAGACGACACGAAAGAATTTTACAATAAGTTTAATACTGCATTTTCTCGTGAGGTAATTGGTCCCGCTCGTAATACTCTAGGTATTTCAAACAACCTTGCAAAGCTATCTAAAAAAGAAATAGATTTAGATCAGCCGTTCGATTCATTTGAAGAATTGTCTAAGTCACCGACAGGTGGTATTGGCGACGATATAAGAAAAAATATTGTTCGTCCGTTTAGAACAGCGACAACAAACGTAACCGACTTAAAGTTGTCTCGCACAGGTGCTGCAAAAGGCACCCGCAAACTTGCAAAAGGTGCTATCCCTCCAGAAGTCCTTCAGTCGGTTTTGGAAGGCATAGGCGATATTCCTGATCCAGTTACAAGGGATGCTGTTATGGCGTCCCTTCTTGGCTATCGGGGAGAAGACTTAGCAGGTATGCGTACAAGCCGCGACCTTGCAGTACGAGTTAGTCCTGCACGTCCATACTACGACAGAGAAGCAGGTATCGCTCGTGATCCAGAAGTAGCTACAGGTGGGGGCCGTAAAGGAAAAGGGCCAGACAAACCTGCAGGTCCAGTTCTTCGTGCAATTTTAGATCGTCGTTTCGATGCTGCAGGGGATACGGGTGAACTCTTTCCAGACATGTCTACAGGAAAGATATCTGCAGCCTTAAAGAAGCATGTTTTTCCAAAAATACCAAAAGAAGTCTTAGACAAACTACTGACTAAACCTTCTGGCTATACAGACCTACGACGTATCACCGCTTCTGCCATTGCAAACCAACTTGGTCGTCCCGACTTAGCAAGTGAAATTATTAGCCACAAAGGCGGTGGAGATAGTTTACTTGACAAGGTTATGACAGGCTACTATACTGATGTAGAAGACATTGGTGGCTTACAGCAGCGCGGTGAAATACTTCTTGCCTACGAAAAAATGATGGCAGATGCTGTCGGTGCTTCTGATGCAAAAGGACTAGGGGAAGCACTCCGTTTAGATCTACCTCAAGATTTTAACGCAGACTACCCAGAAACAGAAGCCCTTACTCGACCATCTGGCGCACCCGTAGAAACCAGAGTAGCGACAGCCGAAGAGATTGCACAGGGCGAACAGCTTCGTGCAGCAAAGACTGCAGAAGCAGCAGCCACAGCAGAACTAGCTGCACAGCAAAAATTAGAATCTAGAGATGAAGCTTTAATTCGTCGTGGTGAAAATGCTACAGCAGTTGCAGAAGCAGAAGCTAAACTTGCAGAAGCACGTCTGCTAA